AAGAAATGAGTTCATTCGTAATCTGGCACTATCCCTTGAAGGAAACACTCTCATACTATTCCAGTTCGTTGAGAAACACGGAAAGAATTTGTATGCAGCAATTAAAGAACACGCCAAAAATAGGCATGTGTTCTTTGTCTTTGGCGGCACTGATACAGAAATTAGAGAATCAGTTCGATCTATAACGGAGAAAGAAAACGATGCTATTATTGTTGCTTCTTATGGTACTTTTAGTACCGGCGTTAATATTCGCAATTTACATAACGTTATCTTTGCCTCGCCATCTAAATCAAGAGTTAGAAATTTACAATCAATTGGTCGAGGATTGCGAATCGGAGACAACAAAACAGAAGCAGTCCTCTACGACATAGCAGATGATTTAAGACACGGTAAATATACCAATTATACATTGAAACATTTCGTAGACCGTGTTAAGATATACGATGAAGAAAAATTCAACTATAAGTTCTACAACATAGAGTTAAAGACATGAATATTAAACTAGTTAGAATGCAAAATGGAGATGACATCATCTCTGACATATTACAAACAGGTAATATGGTTAAACTTACTAATCCAATGCGTTTAATCTTTCGTAGATTACCTACTGGACAAACTATGATGTTGGTTGCACCATGGTTACCTAATGAATTGATTGAGGAAGATCATGCAATAGTTGCAAACTCAGATGTACTTACCTACTTCAATCCTAAAAATAAATTGGTAGAGTATTATAATAAGATGGTCGAAATTAATGTACAACGTAAGGAAGAATTTGGTAAAGTATTAGATGAATATCTTCAAACTGAAATAGAAACTGCGGATATAGAAGTGGAAGAACCAGAGTTACCTGCTGAGGTTATGGAAGCTATAGAGGAAATAAAGCGAACTAAACTTCATTGATAACACAACCCATTATACAAACAAAAATAAAATTGTCAAGCGTAGAAAGAAAAAATTATGGCAAATGAAAAACATTATGTGAAAAACGATGAGTTTCTTGCCGCTCTTATTGATTATAAGAGCAGGTGTGATCTCGCAGAAAAAGAAGGAAAATCTGAACCACCTATACCAAATTATATTGGAGAATGTTTTCTAAAGATAGCCGAACATCTATCACGTAAACCGAATTTTATATCATATTCTTTCCGTGATGAAATGATTGCCGATGGTATTGAGAACTGTCTAATGTATTTTAGAAACTTTGATCCTGACAAATCAAAGAATCCATTTGCCTACTTTACACAAATCATTTACTATGCATTCTTGCGTAGAATCATGAAAGAGAAGAAACAACTATATGTGAAGTACAAAGCAACCGAACAATTTGGCATACTAGACGAAGCAGAAATGTTTGAGGATATAGATGGCAATTACAAACAATTCGAGATGTACGAAAACATATCGGAATTTATTCATAACTTTGAAGAAAACAAGAAGAAGAAAAAGGCAAAAACAAATAAGGGAGTTGACAACTTCCTAGCACCTGATGTAGAATAATATTATGAAAATTTGCATATTAGGAGATACGCATCATGGTATGCGTGGTGACTCTTTAGACTTTCACCAACACTATGAAAAGTTTTACTCTGAGGTATTCTTTCCATATCTCAAAGAAAATAATATTGATACCATAGTACAACTAGGAGATTTATTTGATCGCCGTAAGTTTATTAATTTTAATTCTCTCTACTTGGTACGTAAATATTTCTTTAATCCTATTAAAGATAATGGTATTACTTTTCATACCCTCTTGGGTAACCATGATGTTGCATACAAGAATACATTAGAGGTTAACTCATCATCTTTACTCCTGAATGATTACGAAAATATTTTTATATACGATTCTTTTATCACAGTTGATTTTGGGGGGATTCCTATTGATATCGTACCTTGGATATGTGATGATAACCAAGTTGAAATCTTTGAAAAAATAAAAGAGTCTCGGTCACAAATCTGTTTTGGACATTTTGAAATTGCCGGTTTTGAAATGGATAGAGGAAACATTTGCCATGAAGGTATTGACAAATCATCTTTAAAGAAGTATGATATAGTATTGACCGGACACTTCCATCATAAATCAAGTGACGGTCATATTACCTATGTCGGTACTCCGGGTGAAATGACCTGGGCAGATTATAATGATCCACGTGGATTTCATATCTTTGATACTGATACTAGAGAACTAACCTTTATTCAAAATCCTTATAAAATGTTTCATAAGATAACTTATGATGACAGTAAACAAGATTTTGAATACTGGAAACAATATAATTACACACAATACAAAGACACATATGTAAAAGTAGTTGTTATCAATAAACAGAATCCATTTATGTTTGATACTATTATTGATAACCTATATAAATGTGGAATATCTGACTTGTCAATTGTAGAGGACTTCAGTGAAGTTTCACTTGATCAAGATCAAGAATTGATTGATCAAGCCGAAGATACAATGACTATACTTTCTAAGTATATTGATGGTCTACAATTGAATGTCGAATCAGATAAATTAAAAACAATAATGCGTGAACTTTATGTTGAGGCATTGAACGTGGAGAAAACAGAATGAGTAGAATGTTATATTTGTTTCCTAAGGAACGTGCAGGAGTTACGTATCCATATGTCTATTGGGATGGAATGTTTAATGATGATGAGTTGAAACAAGTCGTTGACTATTGTGAAACTTTAGAAAAGATGGATGGAACAACAGTCGGAAGAAATGGCGAACAAATTACTTCAAATGAAGCCAGAGTTTCTACAATTGCATGGGCAAATCCAACTCAAGAAAATCAATGGATATTTGATCGTTTTCTTTGGGTTGCAGATCGTTTAAATGAAAGATTTTATGAGTTTGATTTGAATGGATTTGAATCTTTTCAATACACAACTTATAAAGCAAACAAGAAAAATCCTGGTAAGTATGACTATCACATGGATACTATCATGGGTTTGGATAAACCTATTGAAATGGCAGAGACAAGAAAACTTTCAATGAGTTTGATTCTTTCAGATCCAGATGACTATGAAGGTGGAGAGTTTTACATACAAACCGGATCACCAGATCAAGATAAATTAATGAAGATGGAGCAGAAGAAAGGTAGATGTTTAGCGTTTCCTTCATTCATGATTCATGGTGTTGCACCAGTAACGAAAGGAATAAGACGTTCAATTGTTATTTGGGTTGAAGGACCTAAATTTAAATAATGATATTTTTTCGCAATGTAAAGTGGAAGAATCTTCTTTCCACTGGTAATTATTTTACAGAAATAAAACTTGATGGAACATCAAATACTCTGATTGTTGGTAACAATGGATCAGGTAAGTCTACGATGTTAGATGCATTGTGTTTTGCATTGTTTGGTAAAGCCTTCCGAAACATAAATAAACCAAACTTGATAAACTCAATCAATGAAAAAGATTGTAGAGTGGAAGTCGAGTTTGATACCAACGGAAAGTCTTATAAGATTGTACGTGGAATTAAACCAAATATTTTTGAGATATATCAAGACTCAGTTTTGCTGAACCAAGATGCGTCTGTCAGAGATTACCAAGACTACTTAGAGAAGTTCATTCTCAAATTAAACTATAAGTCTTTTACACAGATCGTCATTCTTGGTTCAGCCTCCTTTACACCGTTCATGCAGTTATCTGCTGCTGATCGTCGTGCCATCATCGAGGACTTACTCGATATTCAAATCTTCTCAAGTATGAACTCTGTTGTTAAAGACAAACTCTCTAACAATAAAGACTTGATATCAAATACAAAACATAACATTGATGTTAATCAAAAGATTTATGAAGTCAAAAAACAACATGACAATGATTTGAAAGAAGATCGTACTATAAGGATCAAAGAATATGATGCAGAGATATCGAATAATTCTCAAATTCTACAAACCCTACATGCGGACATTACTGAACTCTCGCAGAAGATTTCCGGGCTTATCGACTCTACTGTATCACAAACTGAGATTGAGAGTAAGATTAAGAAATACACGAAACTTGAATCGCAAATTGAAAGCAACGTATCCAAATTTTTATCAAATATCGATTTCTTCAAGAGTAATGGAAGTTGTCCAACCTGTAGGCAAGAGATTGCCTTGGAGTTTAAGGAATCGGAAATTGGATCTCTTAACACCAAAGTTACAGATTGCCAGACCGGACTATCAGACCTTAGAAACAAAATGGAAGCGGAACAAGGACGACTGAACGTAATTAAAGAAGTACAAAAAGAAATTCAGAAGTTGCAAGTAGATATGGCAACAAAGAATACTACAATCAAAGAAGTGCAAAAGTATATCAAAAGATTGCAGAATGAAATAAAAGAGTTACAAAACACACAAGACACACAAGACAGTACCGAACTAAAAGAATTGGAAGATAGTCTGGCAACTTTAACAGAAGAATTAAAGAGACTGTTGGATGAGAAAAACTACTATGAAGTTGCGGCAACATTGTTGAAAGATTCTGGTATTAAAACCAAAATTATAAAACAATATCTTCCCATAATAAACAAACTGGTAAACAAATATCTGGCAAGTTTAGATTTCTTTGTGAATTTTACGCTTGACGAATCGTTCAAGGAAGTGATAAAATCTAGACACAGAGATGAGTTTAGTTACCACAACTTCTCGGAAGGTGAGAAACAACGTATCGACATGGCACTTATGTTGACATGGCGAGCGATTGCCAAACTAAAAAACTCTGCCAATACCAATCTGTTAATACTAGATGAAGTGTTTGATTCGAGCCTAGATACTAGTGGTACAGAAGAACTGATGAAAATACTTCACATGTTAGAAGATGTTAATTTGTTTGTCATTAGTCACAAAGGTGATATTCTACACGACAAATTTATAAACGTAATCAAGTTTGATAAAGTAAAAAACTTTTCAAGGATAGTAAAATGAGAGATATACAAGGATATCAAAAGTCAAACAAAGTAGCTAAAGTTTTTCCAAGAACTTATGGAGGTTATAGAGTTTGGATGTATGATATATTTACTGAGCAACAAAAAGAAGAACTTGTTGAAGATAAATTAATCGCAGAAGATATGGCAAGGAAATGGTGCGAATATGAGTGAAATGCTTGTTATTAATACTGAAGAAGGTATTAAGTCTACAGTAAAAGATGAAGAATTAGATGTTCTTCCTTTGTATGATGACAGTCATCCAATGTTATCACACAAGATACCCGAATATGCTGGGAAATTTCCTAATGGAGCATTGACAGTTATTGCAAAAAGATTGAAGATGACTATGAAGTTATATAACGGTGTAGGATTATCTGCAAATCAATGTGGAATCTTTGAACGAATATTTGTCATGCAACATGAAGGTAAAGTTTTGACATGTATTAATCCTAAAATTGTTGATGAATCTGATGAAGTTCAGAAAGAAAGAGAAGGATGTTTGTCATTTCCAGGAATGTTTGTAACGGTGAATCGATCAAAATCTATTAATGTTGAATGGACAGATGATGAAGGTAATGTGTATGATGGTCGCATGGAAGGAATTCCAGCTATTGTTTTTCAACATGAACTTGATCATTTGAACGGTGTCAAAATGACGGATTATCTTGGTCCTCTTGCATTGAAGATGGCAAAGGAAAAACAAATGAAGTTCATTAAAAAAATCAAACGACATTATAAGAAACAATATCAAGAATCTTTAAGTAAAAAGCCTATATAATATTATGAAGTACGAACCTTATACACTTGCGGATATGAATTCCGCATCAGAACAAAATTTATTTACTGTGATCAGTACCTTTGCTGGTGCAGGCGGATCGTCTACAGGGTATAAACTTGCAGGCGGTAAGGTACTTGTGTCTAATGAATTTGTTGAACATGCATATGAATCTTACAAACTGAATCATCCTGGGACTGTAGTTCTTACTGGTGATATTAAAGAGATCGAAGGTTCTCAGTTTTTAAATGCTGCGAATCTATCATCAGGTGAACTTGATATCTTTGATGGATCACCACCATGCACTCACTTTTCTATGTCTGGTAAACGTGAGAAGTCATGGGATAAAGAAAAGATGTATCATGGACATAAACAGTTTCAGATTGAAAAGCTGACATTGGAAATGATTCGTATTGCCAAAGATTTACAACCAAAAACAATTGTGATTGAGAATGTAAAAGCGTTATCAGCAGGTAGTGCGAGAGATTATCTAAACAGTTTTCTTAATGCACTAGAAAGTATTGGTTATCTTTGCAGTTGGAAGATTCTAAACGCATCACACTTTGGTGTTCCACAAGGTCGTGAAAGAACATTTATTATTGGTGTTAGAGAAGATGTTGCAGGTGCATTAGGTTGGAACTTTCTGAATATTCAATCAAGAGTATTTCCAGAACCAACAGTTAATAAATTACCTTTGCGTGGTGCGTTTGATGGATTAGATGTTGATTCAGACTATGCAAACCAATGTCAGATTGAACGTGATAGAGTTGCAAATGGAAATATCGTAACAAGAGAAGTTTTGAAAAAGATTCCATTTGATCCGCCAAAACAAATGCAGTTCTGTAACTTTCTTAAAGATGTTGCGAATGAAAATTTAGATGATCCCAAATTGGCAAAGTTTAAAGATAAAGAATCGTACTTTAATTATTTCAGATGTTCATGGGATGTTCCTTCACCAACTATTACTGGTAGGTGCCATTCTTACTTTCATCCGAGTGAAGATAGATGTTTTACATTAAAAGAATTGATGCGTATTATGAGTCTGCCAGATGACTTTAAGTTTGCACCTGGTAGTGAAGAAGCTATGGAAGAACGAATTGGATTGATGGTTGCACCTAAAGTTATGCAAGCAATCTCATCACATCTGTACAACAATGTTCTTAAACCATACAAGGAATTGCAACAATGAAAGACTTTTACATTGACACTGACTTAGGATTTCAAGAAGCACAGAAATTTCATGGTCGTGTACCAACAGAAGATGATTATGATGTTCTAGTTGATGCCGATGAAGTTGATGATGACTTTCGTGTTTGGGGTCCTGCAAATATGTTTGGAGAAAGAGAACTGCTTGCCGGTGTTAAGAGAAAAGTTTTTCCTAAAGATGTTTATGATAGAATCGTAGAAACTGCCCAGGGAATTAAACATACATCTGATCTACGTACTGCACAAGCAGGACCATGGGATCCAGATGAATTGTTTAAGAAGTTTGGTTGGATTGAAGGTGAACACTATAAGTTTAAAGGTAATACACGTAATGCATTAATTCGTAAGAAGAAAGATGGTACGTGGGATACAGTTGCAAGAGGCAAAGCAATTCATAGTGTATTACTTGGTTACAAACGTGGTCGTTTTACTGGACAGATAGAGATAGATGCTTGGTCAAAGAAACATCCAGAAGAATTAAAAGTGTTCCACGAAATGAACAACTTTGCTGCCGAAGCATATGACTTTATTGCACCGAAAGAATATAAAGAACAAGTTATATTTGCAGACAAATATATTAAACAAGATTATAGATTGAATGGTACTGTGTTTACCACAATGTCATTGAATCAATATACAGAAAATGAAACATCGATGATGGGTTATCATATCGATGCAGGTGATTTGAATTCAAGTCTCACTTGTATCTCCGTGTTTAAGATTGGAGATTACAAAGGTGCATACTTTATTTTACCTCAACATCGTTGTGCAATTTCTATTGGTGATGGTGATGTATTTGTAGGCGATAGTCGCAAACAACATGGAATTAGTGAAATTGAAGGACCAGGAATGAGAAT